CCACCAGGTTAAGGTCAGTTACCGTATAACAAAATATGATAGAAATAAAGGAGAAGTAATTATATTATACAAGAAGAAAGAGGACGTTTCAAGCGCCCTCTTTTATTTTTCGCAAAACTGACCGATATTCACGTGGGTACATTGCTTCGATGGCTTTCATGTGTTCGTCAAGCACGTGTAATAAGTGCTCAAAGTCTGCGTTTCGAGCGATTTCTTTAAATTCAGAATCCGGCTCGGAACTATAAGAGTAGTATGATGCGTTGGAAGATAGTTGGTTTGGTTGTTGATTGCTCATTAAATTGTTGCGTACATTGTATAAAATCGAAAGCCGTTCGCAAGTGGCGTAGGTTGTTTTTCCTGCCTCTAATGCCGCAATTTCGGCATTAATTTCGTCCATATTAATCATTGCGGCACCCCTTTCTTCTATCGGTCTAATTCTGCTAATGCTCTGCCTAGTGCTGCCTGATCTGTGCTAGACAGATTACTGTCGTGCATCATGTCTTTGATAGTCTCTTTTACCTGCATTTTTGCATCGTTGTAAGAGTAATGCCCCCTCACATAGTGCTGACCTCTACGGGCATTGCTATAGTCGTCGTAGTCCATGTCAGGATAACGCCCACGGCTATATCTTCCTGACGTGTTCCAGTCGCCGCCACGGCTGTATTCGTTGCCACCTTCCAGATACATGATTTTGTCAATATTTTTAATTGTGTCTGTCAGTTTGTGGACTGCTTCTAAATCCCCGGCGCTCATATCGCCTTTGTTCGAAATCTCGTCCAGCTCTCTGCACATCATCTTTTTTAATTTGTGTAATGATTCCATTTTTCGCCCTCCTTTACGCTACTCTCTCGGCGATTAAATTGCTATTGGCTATATTAATTGCCTGCGTAGATGTATTTTCGACTGCGATCGTTATGCAACACCCGCGCGGAACGTCAATAAATGCCGCCGTAAATACATTAAAATATTCGTCTGCCGCCGCAGGTGTTACGATTGCTGTCGCACTATTTAATGGTTCTCCGGCGATTGCCAGGGCAATAGAAATAGGTGCCACAGTTCCACCGGCAGGTATGGCGATATTAGCCCCAAAGCTGACCTTATAGCGCGCCCTGCACTGGTTTGTAAGACCTCTAAGGGTCACAATTCCTGCCCCCTCCCGGTGTGCGATACAGCTACCGCACTTTACGGCTGTCTCTGTGAACGGTAAATTCTGCCCCGCTGCTACGGTTACAATATTACTATTGGTAAATTCTGCCACGTTATCACTCCTTTTTTAATAATAAACGGCGGAACGATTGCCCCGCCGCTATAAGCATCATCGGCACAAGCCGAACAATCCCGTCAACGCAGGAAGCTGCTAATTATAAAATTTTAGCATCCGCAACCGGTATTGCATCCGCAGTTACCGTACTGATATGGTGCGGAAACCGGAAAAGCTGGCACCGGTCTAGGGTTGTAGTAAGTAAACTGTCCCTGCATATACGCCTTTAAGGTTTCGTTCTGTGATGCCTGAGAAGCCGCTAACTGTGCCGCAAATAACTGCTGATTCTGCTCGGCAATCTTAGCGTCCTTAGCTTCGATTCTCTGCGCTGTGAGGGCATCGAGAATGGCTCTAGCGTTGTTATTCTGGTTGTCAATGATGTCTCTTGTGTTGTTTGCGTTGTTAAAGTTTGTCTGGCAGAAGCCGTTTGTAACTTCCTGCTGGATCGCATTGGTATTCATCGCCATATTGTAGTTAACGCCTGCGATAGCCTGTTTGTTATCACAACAACACTGTGCTAACTGTGCCTGTAAAGCATTAAAGCTCTGCATATCTGCAATCTGTCCCTGCTGGATTGCATTTCGTGTATCGTAGCCGTTCTGCTGGATTGTGCTATTTGTTCCTGCAAATCCGTTGAGCAGAGAGGTGTTCATCGCATAAAATCCGTCACAAATACCGCTATTGATGGCATCACCCTTTCTTTCGAGGGAGGAAATGCCGCTATCAATCTGACGCTGTAAGGTTGCGAAGTCAGAAGCTAATACATAGTTATCTACCACGCCTCCGCCGCCGTTATTCCATCCATTTCCGTTTCCCCATCCGCAGAAGATGAAAAGGAAAAGAATGATAATCCACCAAGCGCCGTTACCCTCGCCAAATGCGCCGTTATTGTTGCCTGTGACTGCCGCCAAATCTGCCGGGCTCATTCCATCTGTTGTTAATCCCATGAAATCACTCCTTTTTATTTATTTATTTAAAACCCTTTAAAAGGTTTTGAAACTGTGTTGCCATACCCTGCAACTGATTGTACTGTTGCTGGCTCATTTGCCCGCTATTTAGCAGGTTTTGCACTTCCTGCTTCGGGTCCCCTTGAAACTGCTGTCTGAACTGCTGAAACTGCTGCATCATCTGCATTGGATTGTTCATTTAATACCCTCCTTCTTAACGTCTCCATTTGCCTTTCTAAGGCGTTTAAGCGTTCCTCATAGTTGATTGGTTGGCTAGATTGTGAAAGCTCCGCTGTGGGTGAATCTGTGCCTTTGCGCTTGTATTCAAACACCTCCAAAAACGGTCTGCCTGTCTGGTCTGCTCTTTTTTCGTAAAAAATCGGTGCCTGGCTGTCCCACAGGCGAACAAAAGAATTTGGTGCTACTAAATACGCCTCCGCCGCGCCCTGTCCTTGCACCCAAATCCGCTCATCAGGATTAGATTGCTGTTGCATTTGTTGAGGCGGCGCCTGCTGTTGCTTTAATCGATTTAGTTGGTCAAGATAATCCGGTTGTGGGTATTGCGAATACTGTGGATATTGTTGTGGATATTGTGGATAACCGAACATTTATTTTCCTCCTTCCCGCCAGTAATATATTGGTGTCATTGCTCCGCTGTCCCACGTATCGTAGTAATTGCCATCAATTACCGCTATAACGTGCCCTGACAGTGCCAAAATATAAGCCCCTTCCGGGTGGTTGTTTGCAAATTCCGAGACGGTACAGGTCATATATTCGTCCGGGATTATATAACGGCTAAATCCATTGTCTTTGAGGTATGCACCCCACACTGCGTTAGCCGAGGGCATATCTGACAGCATCAAGCCATACAGCGCAAGCTGTATATATGTTTCTTCCCACGTCTGACCCATAGCCTTTGAGATAGCACGCACGGTACAATCTCCCACTTTTGCCGCCGCTGGGTTAGGATTCCAATATTGATACATTTTTTGCCCTCCTTATAGTTTTATTATCGCAAAAAAATAAGCGTGTCACCACGAAGGTAACGCGCTTATTTCTCGCATGATTTTTAGTTATCTTTAGTTTCTTAAAGGCTATTTATGTACGGAATTGTGCCAGGAACTAACAAAATCTTTTCTACGGCACAACTCCACAGCCCCTGTAATCCTCTCGTGCTTATATCCATTTTCTCGGCGGCTTGCTCCTGCGTTAATCCGTCAAAAAGCAAGTACTGTACAGTTTCGCGTTCCCGCAAGGTTAAACGGGCACACGACAAGGCGTAATCAATAAATTGTTTATCGCCTAATTTCCAGAGTTTTTTTATCAAACTTCTGTTCACTGTATCACCTCAAACACGCAAAAATTACGTAAATTTATTTCGTTTTGTCCAGTCCTAAAATTGCTCTAACCTTATCTGGGAGCAAATCAGGGTTAATTTTGCCGATATTCTCTACGATAGAGCCAAGCTCCATCAGAATGATGTAGACGCACACGCCTGCGGCAATAGGTACCCGAAAGCCTAAGTCTACATATTTCTGGGCGTAGTCAATAAGATACGCAAGCACCACAAGCATAATGGAGCCAAATTTGTGATACAATCCTTTCCTCATTTCTGAGGATTTCCACTTGTGGTTGGCACAGGCGGCTACTCCGCCACTAGCCAAATCAAAAACTACAAAAATACAAGTTATTAAGGGTAACATAATATCTACCATCTCCATTCCTCCTTAAAAATTATTTTTCTTTTGTTTTTATAAATTAATTAAAGCCTTCTTTAATTAATTAGTTAGTTTCCGCTTTCGATTCTTCTTCCTTATTAACATCCATCAGCTCATTGTACTGTTCCTCTGTGATTCTCCCAACTGCAAAAAACACATCAATCTTATTCTTTAAATCATCTGTAAGTCCGTTTCTTTCTTTAAGTTTTAAAAGTGTTTTATACAACATATTTATACCTCCAATTCTGTTAATGCTACTGCATATTCGCTGTTAACATAGGCTTCTGCTGATTGCAAGTCCATATCATAGATATAATCACGATTGTCGTTGAGTTGTTGCTTTACATAATTCCAACCATTAGCCATACTTATTGGATAATTAAATACTGTATATCCGTCTAATTGTTCCGAACTAACTGTGATGTTGGTTACTGGGTAATAGGTCATTAACTGCTTGAATGCTGAGGCTTCTTCCAGAGTAATAGGAATTTCTTCTGGCATAGGAATCGGATAACAAGCATATACATCATTATTGTTAAAATAATTTTTCGCTTCATCAATATGAGTAAACTGTACATTTTCTATTATGATTTTCCCTTTTCCATTCCATCCACTATCTGGAACTGTAACAAAGACTGCTATTGCAGCAGAACATAACATGTCAATTCTTCTACTTGTGTAATTGCCTTCGGCATCCCATATTTCATCCGTATTAATATACATTACTTTTTTACTTGTTATATCTTCTATATCTGCGGAAAGAAGCTTTTTGTATTTGCACATTCTCACAAGTTTCCCTCTTTCAACATCCACATAATCTGCAATATACTGTTGTCCGTTGATTGTGACGTTACCACCACTTGAGACTTGAATTGCATTAAGGGTGACTGGTAGCTGTATGGTCTGTTCTTTGTATGGTTCGTAAGTTGTTGCGTTTTCGGATAATTCTATCTGTGCTTTATCTTTATCTTCTGTTTTAATGTCAAATCTGACATACATTGTCCCAGTTGGAACTTGACCATTATTTTTATTAACAGTAGAAATGAATTTATAATCTTTGTCATATGCACATAATGACATTGAAGCGTTAAATGAAACTTTTTTGCCACTATACGGAAAAGGTATATACTTCTCAATAGCACAATAATTTCCGCTCGACGATACATACACATTACCTGTGTTGGTATCTATCGCCCTGTTTAATATGATTGGGAATTTTTTAGAATCAAACAAATTCTTCCCACAAATCTTAATAGCAGGGTTTACCACGCTTTTAATCTCAACTGGATTTTCGGGTGAGGGCGTTCCATCCTGTAATGATTTGCCATACAGCATCATATCTTGAATCTTTCCATTATCGGAATCAGTAATATGAGTTTCACCCTGATTCGATGCATAGAACTTTGTAATTTTGTTGGATAAATCTTCCTTTATCAAACCAATTTCTTTTTTTAGCGGGCCAAGGCCTTCTGTTGCTTCCCCGTGTTTCGAGAGTATATACGCCTCATCTCCCGTTAAACCACTTTTTCTCATGCTCTACACCTCCCTAAAGTAAAAACCACTTACTATCAGGCGCATAGAATCCATATAATTCCCCGGTATCTACGCATAGCGCTGTCGAGCCACTTGCAACATAATGAGGCAATTTGTCTACTTCAGAAGACTTTCCCCAGTAATATCGCTTACTTCCGTCCGTATCTATGCAATCCCAGCCGCCTAAATCGTGTATAACATCTCCCTTACGGTATGTCTGCCCGTCAATAATTATTGTCCCGCTAGCTATCATGTTTTCGCCTCCTTATGCATAAATTGTATCAGATATCCTCTGCATCTTCGTACTCTGAAAGTGTTTTGAGATACTTATAAGCATCTTCAATAGTCATATTCTCTTCATACTCTTTCTCATATGTAACAGCGGCTCTATACGGTCTGTCACCGTTGTTTTCCATAGCTCTGCCAATCTCATCTACATAAGACACTACAGCTATTGAATCATGACTGTTAATTGTAGACTGAATATATAAGATTCTATGATAATTAGTAACTACACCATCACTTTGACGGATTTCTTTTTTTAAAGCCAATTTTATTCCTCCTATGAGAATGTTATCTTAATATTAGCATAGATGCCGCAAGGACTATTGTTTGTAACATCTGTAGTATTTGGCATTGTTGCAAATACATGGATGCAGCCTCCACTAAGCGTTGAGTGTACGGCATATTTGCTAGGTTTGACATATTTTGTTGACGAGCCACCGTACAAATACTTATTATTTTGTCGGACCATAAGTCCTTCCACACTTGTTACTGTTACCGTTGGGTTCCCAACTATTGGTTTTGATAATGGGATTATAAAAATGACATCTTTGCCGGAATTCGTAATATATCCAGCAGTACCAAAAGTTGCACTGATCGAATCGCCAGCGCAAAAATATGGTCTCCAAGTCCCTAAATAGGTAGATAAATATATTCTCCCTGCATCCAACTTTATTACGTCTGAAGACACAATCTTTGTATTAGAGTTATCAGCATATATCCCATTTCCAATGCTTTCGTACAAATCAGTATAGGACGTTCCGCTTTTTACAGATAACGAGAGACCAACTTTGTCCTTTGCACTATCATAATATAATTCAAGCGCAGCTTTACCACCGACATTAGTATTGCTTGCATCTTTTGTTTGCTGTGTCGATACAACAATGTTGTTTTGTGACTTTACAACGGAACCAGTACCACTATAAATAGGGTCTCCATCTTCATTTACTATCTTAATATCTGTAATTCCAAATCGTACAATTTCACTATTATTGTTGCGTACACACATTCCATTTGCGTCAAGTAACGCGTTCTGTCCAAGTGTATTTCCTCGCATATCACCGACAACTAATCCGAGTCCTTCGATATATTTCATAAAGTTAGTTGCAACTTTAGCAGCCTCTGATATCTTTTCTTCCTGACTATTAAAGTTCTCCTCAGTAGCATTTTTAAAGTTCTCGTAAGATTTCTTTACCTTAGTAACTACCTTATTCGCTTTATTGGCGGCTGTATCATCCGTTGGTGGAGATGTGAGATTTCCAGTGAGCCATGCTCTTCCACCAGAAACACGTATTTTTACGCTATCCCCTGCTTTACAATTAATAGTCATCTGTGCGGGGGTTTCGTCTGCTCCGCCGTCAATGTGGACATATGCCGTTTTTTCGTCAACCCGAAGGACTTTTGCAACTGTATCATATGCTTTTGTCTTGCTTTCTTTCATCGCCGAGGCAATCTCTTTTACAAATTCATTCAATACTTTCCACCTCTTCTTTCGTGCGGCAACCATGTTTTAGGGGCAGTGATTGTGATGTTATTCTAAATTTCCCGGTAAGATTATGCCGCGGATAATTTAGAGAGACCACGTCACCCAAAAGTACATCCTCAAAAAACCGCCGGCTGTACTGTATCGTTCTGGCAGGATTCTGCAATTCCTTTAGCTTTCTAACGGCATAGGCTGCTATGTTTTCCCCGGAAGATAATTCAACGCCTGTTTCCGATTTCCACACCTCTCTGCCACGGCTGACGGTTGATAAATAACTGTCCGGACTATCATCCCTTGCGATAGCCGCGCCGTAATCGTCATGTATTGCCATAAAACAGTTCGGTGTGTCATACCAATTAAATGTGTCTGTTACGTCACACTCCATGATGTCATTCGCATTAATTCCCACCGTAAGACTGCTATTATTATCATTTGCACAGATAACAATACTTCCATCACCAAGTATTCGCATCCGCCAACCAATAGCGCCTAAAATATGCAGTGCCATTGTGAGCCTTGTTTCCCCATCTTCCGCAACGATGTTATCCGTGGTAATAGGCGATGTTCCCTCGACATACACAGGGGCAGGGATGCAATCATTAAGCAGATTTTTAATCTGTTTTGCTCCGCTACCGGCTGGTGCATAATAACCACGCGGCAGAATCACATCATCTGCCGGCTTGAGAACGGAATAGCAGTCAATATTGTAAGTCTCTCTCACACCATCAAGCTTTCTTTCCGGAAAGGCGGTCAGGCCAGTAAATAGTGCTACTTTTGCTCCTGACCCTCCCTGTTTGGCTTGCAGGTAAATGCGTACCCAGCACTCACTATCTGTTATCTTTTCTGTCATTGTGACGGAGGCAGATTCCCTTAAATCTGACGTGCTGTCCCGGTCAATACTGCCCTCAGTAAATTCAAATTCTTTCTGGTCTGTCCACGTCTTGGGGTCAACTGTTGTTAAAATATATCTCGCTGAAAATCCTTTGCTCCAATCCATCACGCCACCTCATTAGGATGCTCTGCGCTCCACTGCTCTTCAGTTACGGCATCCAACTCTTCCGAATCCACTTTTTTTATCGTTAGTGAGAAATCTGTCCTCATTTTATTATCGTGGTCTTTTTTCTCCGACACCTGTATATCGCAGGAAAACGATGAACCATCTGGCGTCCTAACGTGACATATTCCGGGATACGTTGCGAGCCGTCTCATTTGCTCAATCATCGTTGGTTCTGTCAGTGAGATACTTACTGCATCAATTTTTAAATCACGAGTGACCGCAGGGTTCCAATCGCCTTGCACGGAGCCCCCAAGGTATACTGTCCTCTCAAAATCTTTATCCCATGAGTTATCACAGTCAATATTGTACTGGATTTCGATGGATTCTCCGTCAAAATCAATGATTGCCTTTTTATATTCTATGGAAAAATCGCTATACAACCATGCAAACGAACTATCCGACGTTATATAGTCACCATTGGCGGTTTTGTTTACAACCAGTATGCCGCCGTACTCGTTTAACGCTGGGTATGGGTCAACATATTTCTGGCCATAGATTCCGTTCTCCAGAATCAATTCTGCTCTGTCTACGCTCATCCGGTACAAGTCGAATGTATCCCCATCGGCATATGTAGTTGGTTTAGCAACAACAATGCTCGCTGTTTTGTTGTCTGCAATCGTATTTACAGTGGCCGTTGGCACTTCCGGCTGATGTTTCCACCGCACAACAAACGGTATCTTTTTTTCTGCCACATGGTCATAAATATCTGTAAATGCAATCTGTATGCTGTACCTTGCACCGTCATCCATCTGCCCGATCAGGTCGCTCAAGTCAATAGCGTAGCTGTCTGTTTCGCTACCAGTAAAACTAGCAATAATTTCGTTAGCAAAATGTTGTTCCTTTAATCCGTCCGGGCGCAGAATGTAATAATCCTCGTCCCTGACAATCGTTACTTTTGCTGTGCCAACAGAATCCCCGAAGGAAGGGACTATTGTTAATGGTAGCTGCTCTAAATAATTTGTTGTGCCTTCCGATGATTCTGGTACTGCCTGGTCGCTTGTTTCCGTGGTAACATCACTAGGATTATATGCAGTTGATTCCGAAACAAGATTTGTTGCAACGCTGTCTATCGCAGGTTTTGCAACAATTTCAACAGCCACAGAATCTGACCATGCCCCTTCCTTGCCTCCTTGTGCCGTAACCATTGCTTTTAAATAATGGATTTCTCCTACATTCCACAAATTGCCCAAAAGACCATTTGCAGTATAGATTTTATTAATGTTTTCAATCGTTTCCGATAATGTCTCCATGCCGGAAGACATCATTAAAACAACAACGTTTCCATCCTTGCCTTTCACCGGCTCATCGTTAACCGCTTCCGCTATTTTTATGCTCGCTTTGCTGTTTCCGGTGTAGCCGACACTGCAAATAACTGTATCGTCCAGGGCAAGATAATTTTCTGTCGTTGCAAGCGTAGGAGTTGTTGGGGTCTCACTCAGAGATACGGAAACTGTATCAGACCAAGGAGATAACACTTCCTCATCCCCGGACGTATCCCGCAATCTTACGCGGAAATAATATGTTTTTGCCGATTCCAGGGACCCGATATGCCACGTTGTTTCCCTGTCCTCCACGTCATAAGTAGTTGGGGCTTCCGTACTAATCCATGCATCCTCGTGATCTGCCCACGCAACGGTAGCCGCATCCGCATTTTTCCACGACCAATCCCATGTTAGTTCCACGGTATCAGATGCCACCGCCATTGCAGCTATATTTTTCGGCGGGACTGCAATCTTTCTTGTTTCCGAATAAATCCACCCAGACTGCATGAGAGGGCTAAGTTTGTAGGTAGTGCCAGTCGCTCCATTTTGAGGTGTGGAAGTTCCGGTAAAATTCTTGAGGGCAATCTGGTATTCAGCGCCGCCGGAAACGTCCGGACACGTAACTGTGATTGTACCCTCTTTGTCGGTGACCGCAATAATGCCTTTTTCCTCGTTGTCTATTTTCATCCAGATTGCTGTTTTGGCGTCAGGAACCTCTGTATTTCGCTCAACGCTATTGATGGTAAGCGTTGTTCCCGTTGCCGATACCGTATCAAATGACGGGGATTTTAAAGCCCCTCGTGCCGCTACTCGTGGCTCAGAATATGCATATTTTTTATCGTGCGTACTTTGCACCCTTGTCCACATAATCTGGTCTTCCGCTATGCCGTCGTCCGTGTTAAAATCTGCTGACACCGTATAATCATGGTACGCAACAGTTACTCCTGTGCTCCATGATGTGCCAGTATACCTCTCTCCGCTTTCCGGCGTGTCTATAGCGTATTGCAACTCCATAGAATCCACAGGGCGGTCCCGTGGCGATGCCTGCACCCAGTTTGCCCATACATAGCGGCTAGAGGAGCCTATCTCTTTACTCCCTGTACTCTGTATGTTTGGACGCGCTGGGATACTGTAATAATGATGCGCATAGCTCCAACCAGAATCTCCGGCGCATCCTCTCGATTTTACCCTTACAATACGACAAAACGTCTTGTTCTGCGTTGGAGAGCCATCCTCTGTTATCGCCCATGTACCAGACGCTCCTGTGTAGGATGCATTGGCAAAGCGAGCGTTTGCAATGGCGCCCTTATAGTTTGTCATTAATGCGGTCTGTACCTGTGTCCTTGCAAAATGCCTTGCATCATTCGCCTCGTATGAGGTGCTCCAGGTAAAAGTACCTTTATTTGCGTCGGCATCATCAAGAGAATAAGAAACAGAAGGGGCATTTGGCGCATGAATAGCAAACGTTTTTGTGGAATGTGCGGCTGTATAGGTATGCTTTTTATCGCTTTTTGTTTTGCCCTTTACCTTAAATTCTATCGCGTTTAATAATTTTGATGAGACAGGATAATAATTTTTTGCATCAAGTGCTACCGTTTTTTTTGTTGCTGATTTTCCCACATTTATTTTCTTCCATTTTGTCCAATCCCATTTGGATGCACCGACGTTTTTTATATGTAGACGATACCATAGCCACTGTCCATCCTCATATTTTTTCGCCGGTATTTTCCAAGATATTGTAAATTTCAGGTTGTCTCTCGATATAGACAGACCGCTGGGAGCAGCAGACTTTTTCTTTTTCTTCGCCATTATGCCATTTTCACCTGCCTTCTAAGCTCACTTGCCATCCTTCTTCCCCATTCTTCTGGGTTATCTGCACCATTTACAGTTACATTAATAGTTACATCATTTTTCGTTCCCTGCGTTGCCTCTTTGATGTCGCTCATTAATCTGCTACGACCGTACAGCATCTCGTCTCCCGATTCTCCTGCTCCAAACAATGTGGCATTAGAAAATACATATGGACTTTCCATAGCCTTTTTATACCAGCTAATATGGAACGATGGCAGAGAACCCTTTCCACCGATTCCAAATGGAGCCTTTCCGCCGGAAACACTCAGGTGCGGTAGGTTTAGGTGTGGAAGAGACCAGCTAAATTTTAAAGCGCTCTTAAATCGTCCAGGGAAGGTTTTTACAAAGGATACTGCCTTGGTAAAGATGCTCTTTACAGCTGACGGTATCTTGGTAAACGCCCCTTTAACAGCGGATAAAATGCCGTTGCCCCTAAACGCCCCTTTAAATCCGTTTACGGCATTTTTAGCGGTACTCTTCAAAAGAGAAGGAAGATTTTTAATTCCTTTGATTATGCCGGTAACAATATTTTTGCCAAGCGACAGCCAGTTGAATGCCGTAAACACGCTTACAATGGCTGTGATAATTTTCGGCAAATTGGCAATCAATAACGGAATAGCACGAACCAATCCTATTGCTAAATTCGTTATGATTGTTATTCCTGTTGTGAGGATTTTCGGTGCATTGTCGTTAATAATACCAGCTAAATTCGTTATGATTGTAGGCACATATGCAATCAGTACAGGTATGGAATTAATTAACCCCTGTGCAAGATTCTGGATAAGCGTCAAACCCGCATTTATCAAGGTTCCTGCATTGCCCCTCAGTGACTCCGTGAATTGCGTTAACATCGGGAGTGCCTGTCCTAAAAAAGTTGGGATGCCCTGAGTCAAGCCGCTAGCGATAGTTGTTAACAGATTAACCCCGACCGATGTAAATACATTTAGCCCTGTGGAAATCGTAGAGGCAAGATTATTTAACAGCTGGCCGACAGCAGTTGTAATACTGCCAGAATTTTGAGCAACGCTCGAAATTAAACCGTTTATGAGGTCGCCGCCGATTTTTGTCAGCCCCGGCAACTGACCGCTAAAATTAATTGCATCTTGCGCCAGTTTGGAAAGGGCGCCACTTATGCCGCCGGATTCCATCGCCTCAGCTAATCCACTAACCTCGCTTGTTATACCTTTGACGGCATCACGGATAGTACCCGAAAAAGTATTGTAAAAAGCAAGTTGCAGGCCTTCTGTGGCGCTAGATAGCAAGGTTATGTCGCCCTGCAAGTTATCTAACTGCGTAGCTGCCTGTTGTGCCGCGGAGCCGGAAGAATCCTGTATTCCTTTCCAAAATTTTTGCACAGTCGCATCACTTGATGCGGTCATTTTGTTAAATGCCTGTAAACCTTGCGTTGTAAAAATTGTAGCAAGAGCATTGTTTTTTTGTTCCGCTGTCATACCCTGTAAAGAGCTATTAAGTTCGTCTACAAGGTCGTTAAAATCTTTTGCCTCGCCGTTTGACTTATATGCGGATACCCCTAACTGATCTAAAGCTTTTGATGCATCATCAGTCGGAGTATACAAGTCCGCCATGGCCCTGTTTAAAGCTGTAGACGCCTCAGAGCCTGTTACGTTCTGCTCTGCCAAGCGGAGCAAGGAAAGCGTGACGCTGTCCGCCGCTTGACCGTAGTTTTTCGCTGTGGCGGCAGAGCCTGAGAAAGCCTCTCCGAGTCCTCTTACATCCGTATTGGCAAGAGTAGCACCCTTTGCCATTAAATCGGCGTAATAAGATGCGTTACTCATCGAGTCGCCAAAGCCTTTTACCGCACCCGCGGTATACGATGCCGATTCTTCCAAGCTCATAGCACCAGCAGAGGCAAGGTTAAGTACCGTTCCGATGCCACTAATCTGTTCGTCAGCCGACAAACCAGCCTGAGCAAGGATATTCATGCCTTCCGCTGCTTCCGTTGCGGTGTACTTTGTAGTGCGCCCCATTTCCTCAGCCTTGGCTTTGACATTCCCTATTTTATCTACGGTTGTTCCCATTGTGGCCGCTACCTGAGACATTGCGCTGTCGAAACTCATCCCGGCATCTATTGATGTTTTTGTAAATGCAACGGCGGCGGCAGAGCCGGCCACCATAGCTGTTTTAGCTACTTTCCCGACCGCTTTAAATGCCCCGCCGATTTTTGATGTGGACGAGCTGGCGTTACCTTCTGCGTCTTTCAGCCCCTGCTTATATGCGGTGTCTTTGATTGCCAGAGTGACAAACAACTCCATTACATTCAACTATCCATCACCACCAATCCGGCTCTTTTAATGACGTCCGTGGCTATTTCTTCGCCAGCCTTTGTTACTGTTTGTTTTTTGTTGTTATTAATTAAATCAAAAAACGATACATAGAGGTATTTCCCGCCGAACGCCTGCGAAATACTTTCGGTTACATATTTCAGCCCGTCAGCCATATATCGTTTGTAAATTAATTCCTCTGTGTCGTCTAAAATCTTAGCCTTTACGTACAGCAAGAATCCCTTTACGCTTCTTCCTCTGTATTCTCCTGCGCATCGCCAGAGGGTTCTTCTGCTGCGCTTGTTGGCGCTGAGAAAAAAAGCTGACGTACCTCCGGTTCGTTGACGAGGTCAACCATACCTTTGATAACATCCATTAATTTGTGCGTTTTCTTGTATTCCTCAACTGTCTGTAATTCAAACGCCGCTAAGATTCCGATTACGTCATCTTTGTGTGTTTTTAACAGCCTAGGAGCTGTTTTAGCGCCCCTAGCAAAGATTTTGATGTATTTATCACCTTCCCGCGGCGCAAGTTCCCGGCACAGGCTGAGTGCATCATCATCGTCTGCAATGTTTCCGATATGTTCAAGAGAGTTCGCAATCGCTTCTAAACCCTGTTCTGCTGTTAATTCTGATAATCTCATGCTTTACCTCCTACGCTGCTTCGCCTGTTTTGATATAGACCTCGTAAGGTACTGTCTCTGCGTTCTTAATGCTGTAGTGCCCTGTGTATTCAAAATCAAAATTTCCTTTGGATTTATCATCTGATTTAATTTTAAATCCGCCCGTTGAGAGGGCGTTCATAATTTTGATTGCGATAAATCCGGCGGAATCCCCGGAATTTTCGTCCGAATAGTCGCCAATCCACCAAATATCCTTAAAATCTTCTGCCTTTAAATCTGCCCTTGGTGTTACTTTGTTTCCTGCTACGTCTGCTGCCGCCATAAAGCTTTTAGCCTGTGTGGTATCCATAGTAACGGCTGTACCTGATAATTTTACTTCAATAGATTCTATTTCTTTGAGTTCCATCGTGTTTTTAGGCACATTATCAATGTCTTCCCCGAAATCCGTAAAGGATGGCTCCGCGCTAAAGCTACAACCGCCGCTGGTTGCCATGAGGATGTTAGTTGCTGTTATGGCACCCGTTTCCGGCTCAAAAGCTGATACAATAATACCGGCGTTAATCTGTATTTTTTTGAAAAGGTCAGAAGGTACCTGCGTATACTTCATTTGCTCACCTCATTAAATAGTTATAAATTGCATAGTTATTACTGTGTATCTGCGTACTATTGACGAGTCAGCTTCATCGACTAAAGGAGTCCAAGGCTGGTCTTGCGACAGAAAAATGATTCCATCATCGCACTTGACCGTGGTTCCTCCTTGCAACCTGTCGCTGATTTCTTTTGCCTTTTTGTTCGGAATTGCCTCTGATTCTGTGTGGTACCATACGTTTACAGTGCTGGCGGCGGCTGTGCCCGTCCACCAGTTGGCTGTAATTGGTTCGTATGTGATAAAAGGAAATGTTGTGTCCTCCGGCACTCTGTTAGACGGATATGCAGTTATGCCGAAGGATGACCAAAATTGATATAGTGCCGCTGTTGGGGTCATGACGTTAACTCCCACTTTTCCGCCATGACCTGTGCTATATCCAAATTGGATGATGCAGGAGTTTCTTTTTCTCCCGCATTTGATGTAACTCTAAAAATTTTTCCGTCTTTTGTTTTTAATACATCATGATAGCCTAGCTTTACTGTTTTGGCTGTAGTGATTGTATATGTTGCTGTTACACCCTCTTTTTCCGCCACTCTGGCAGACATAGAGGTATCTCGGACTATTGCCGCCTGTATTTTAGCGCCCTCGACCCACTCGGTGATAAATCCACCCTCGCCGTCAGAAGTACGCTTTTTATCCATGAGTATGCAATCCTGTAAAAATTCATTGATTAAACTCATGCCATTTTCCTCCATGGGTTCAGGCGTGCTCTAAAGGCATCCTGCCACGTGTAAGCCTCGCCTTTAGAATTTGTTGCCCTGCTGTACGAATAGCCGCCAAATGACTCCGACTGATACGCTCCTAAATTGCCATTCTTCGCCTGCCACTCGCTGATTTCGTCCACCAGTGATAAAAACGGTTTAGGGATAGCCAGTGGAACCACTACGCCGTCAAACGTCTCCTCCTGTAACGAGGCAGTATCGCCTTTGTGGTACTGATAAACCCCGTCATTAAAGATAGAGCCGCTGATTAAATAATATTGCCCGTCCTGTAGCGGGAGGCGAATCGCGGTGCCAGAATAACGTAGGTCTTCGGTGTCTGTCGTTGCATCTATGTGCGTGTCAAAAAGCCATTCCCCGATTGTTATTTTGCCTGTGATTGCCGCTCCTTTGACCGGGAAGAAATTGTGAATATGATTCATGACTTCGTAAAGCACTCAATCAACCCCTTTTATTTTCCGCTCGAACTTGCTTTTGAAACGGTGCTTGATACTTCTGGGATAGTTTCTGTAGTTCCAACGGTGACTACGCAAATGCCGTCAAGGTATTCTGCCCACAGTTTCATGCCCATAATGGCGTATGTTTCGCCTGTGGCGTTTGTATAGTTGCCGCCTGCGTGGAATCCAATCAGATTTGTTTCGCCAGATGTTGTGTAGTCCAGGCCAAGCTTTTTGAAATCGCTGTCACCGGGATCAATATAATATAAATCAATATTTTCCACCGGTGTTGCGATGACGGTTTTTGCCGGGATGTAGTCGTCAGGGAGGAGGAACAGTGTAGAGAAGCCAAAGAAATCTTTGATATACTGCAATCCAAACATTGTCTGTACGGTAATCTCTTTATCACCTAACCAGTCGTAAAAATCCATTACATTTGCAAATCCTACGACTTCGGTTACATTTCTGTTCATGCCTGCGAATTTGTTGAGTACAGCACCTTTTGCGATCGCAAGTGCTTTCTGCCATTTTTTCTGTGTTCCTTTTAATGTTCCTGTTTTTAAAAACGTGTAAAAGTCTTTTAAAACCTTGTTCTGCAGCTCGACCATAAAGGCATCATCTGTCTTTTCAATTGCGACTGTTGCGCCCCATTTTGACACAGATTCAAGAGATAAAGATTTAGCGTATTTTTCTACGACAATATCTTCTCTTTTGCTCTCTACGACTTTAAACTGTGTAAAAGGGATTGCCTCTCCCTCACCCACACTTGCGCCGCCCTGTAAGGCTTCATCCTTCATCTGCGCCTCGTAGGTTACTAAGCTGGTGCCCGGCTCTTTTCTGATAGGCTTAAAGATTCCTAAGATAGTTCTTAATGCATCCCAATTTTTGTCAAATCTTGTTACAAAATCAATTTCTCTTGCTTTAAGAGCACTATCTGTGTTTAACACAGTGCTAGTGGTTACTCCTGCCATTGTTTACTCCTTTCAAAATCCAAAAAGTTCGTGATTTTCCGCAATCGCTTTCTGACGTTCGCCTGCATCTTTAATTTCCATAATTTCTTCCTTGGTCATTTTCCCCGGTTCTCCTCCCGGTGGGTTCGATACATTAGCGCCCTGAGTCGTTTCGGTTGTAATATAATCGGCATACGCTTCTTTGATGCCTTTTTCTACCTCTGCTGTGTTCTCAAGTTTGCCGTCAGCTCCGATTTTTAAATTATCAATAGTCTCTTTTGATGCTTTCAAGGCAAGGTTAATTACTTTGCTAGACACGCCAGAATCCTCAAGCATTTTTTTATATGCAGCTTCTTTTGCATTGTAGGATGCTTTTTTATCCTGTTCGGTTTTATAACCTTCAAAGTCTGCGTGTTCTTTCTCGTACTTGCCTTTCCAGTTTTCCTTTTCGTAGTCCTCCAATTTCTTCTGGAGGTCTGGGACTTTCTCCGCATCCTCTTTATACTTACTGATCTCACCCTTGAGACCTGTAACAGTTGCGGAGTGTTCTTCGATAATCGCGGAAACCTGTTCGTCCGTAAGTGTCATGCTCTTTAAAAAAGCTCTTGTTAATGCCATTTGATTACTCCTTTTCTTTGAGGGATTTCTTCCCCTAAATGACTTTATATGTAAATCGCAGTACTTCGCGATTACTTTCTAAATGTTTTTGCGGCTTTGAGGGATTTTGCTCCAAATTTGCCGTCAATTTTTAATTTACATTTCGACTGGAAAATACTAACCGCATCTTCGGTCTTTTCGCCGTATTTGCCGTCAGTATCTAATTTCGAGCCGATAGCCCAGTTTAAAAACTTCTGCAATTTTTCAATTTCCCCTCTTGCGCCTTTTAACACTGTAATACCGTCTAAAAACGCATAGTAGCCGCGTGGCGGCAATTTAGGGAATTTCCCGGTGTATTTAACCTTTTTTGCTGTTTCTTCCTTCTGTGCCGCCGCCGGGAAGTCATGATATAAAATATTTAAATCAAACTTTCCGCCGTTGCCGGTTGAAACCTTGGTTGGAAACACGCCAGAACTGGTATACTGCCACACCATAAGGTCGGCTACGTTTGTAGGCTTATAAGATTTGTTTGGTGTCGCTTTAAATGCCATGCGGTTATAGCCTTTGTAATAACGTGCAATCCACCAGTTTTTACACTTGACCTTGTTTTTATCAATATGCTCCGAAAAATACGACATCCCGGTGTAAACACCAAATTTATAGCCTCTTGACTCAACGACAGTCTGTGCCGCATTGATAATCTCGGCAATCTTTACTTTGCTTAGCCCTGCCTGCACTTTGTCTTCAATGTCAAACCAAACGCCGTATTTAAAATGCTTCTTACTAATCTTGTCGAGGATGTCGCATACAAGTTCCATGTCTGACTTAGCTTTTGCCACTGTAGTAGCGTATGTGTAGTTATACACGCCCCATGGGATACCTAATTTCTCACACTTTTTATAGTTCTCCTCAAATTTTTTATCTTTGCCTAAATCCTTGCGGATAATCTTAATGATCGCACCATCGCAACCGTATTTCTTTACTTTCTTCCAGTCAATCGTGCCGTTGTATGTAGATACATCAATAATTTTTCTCTGTGTCATTTTCTCACCCTTTCCATCTCAGCACATATAAGATTTTCTGGTTGCTGTTAATAATCCTATGTATCTTTTTGTATGTTCCACCTGCTTTTTTAGTATTTGTACTAGCCTTTCCAGCATCCCACCAGACCATTTTATTGCTCTCGTTTATTCCTGCAAAAATGTTAGTATGTAGGCGGTAAAAGCAAATGTCTCCCGGTTTTAATTTGTTTTTATAATCCCGGGGTAATTTATTTACTTTTATCAATCTATATCGTTTTGATATAGCTGCTTTTGTTCCTGTGCCCTTATAGACAACTGTTCCGTTCTTGTTGCAATAAAACAGTTGTCCCGGTTTAAGGATGCCTAGTTGCTGTAGGCAATAGCATACATACGATGCACAATTACTTACCTTTTTCTTCTTTGCGCCTGCCCAGCTATTCGCCACGTTTTGAGAGTATTTAAATTTTTTATCAACAAAATACTCCGCCGTTTCCTTTGCCTTGACGAGCAAAGACAATCTGTCCATTATTCCATCGCTCCTTTTAATTCATCTGCAATGATTGCTGTGTATTCTTTCGCGTAATTTGCCGCCGCCGGTTTTAAATACGGCTGCGCCCTCTGACCGTTTGTGATGTGCCATTGTCCCTTATCGTCCTGATAAGTCCACGGGGTCTTTCTTCCTCCCTTGTAATACACGCCAGTTCCCAGTTCCACATAGGCGGCATATTCTTCGTTACTTCCTATTATCTCTGTGAGATTTTCCAAGTCAGTCCGATGCGTAATGCTATTTCTCAACGCGCCCGTATCGACCGGGCAAAGGTCTTTTGCGTGCCCCTCTGCGGCGGCTCCTGCCTGCTCTAATGCTCTTGCAAGTGCCATCGTGGTCTTGAGTATTACTTCGTCTACATGGCTTACAACATCAATATCCGCCATTATATTCGCCCCCTTTGCGTTGCTAACCATTCGTAATAGGTCATGTCTTCTACAACTTCGTTTCTGCCTGTTTCCAAATTCTTAACGCGTATCATTCGTGGTTGTGCCAGTTCGGCGGGCAGCGCAGTTCGTTGCGTGCATCGACAGTTATAAACCTCCGCCGGGATTCCGCTTGGGTCTCCCGGATACATAAGACCGTTTGAGTAAGCCATGTTAAACGGTACTTCCTCGCCGTCTAACGCTCTGTGACTATCTCGTGTCCTCAAATCTTTTGTCGCTGTCCAATGCTTAACTACATCAATCCCCATCTGGTAGGCTTCCTCGTATGCCGCCTGCCTGCCTCCATTCTGCGCTCCTGTGAATGCTGTGCGGGCGTTTCTAATCGCGGCAGTATGGTTCATACCTGTAACGTCTCGGAATCGCCCTGCGAGCTTTTTTATGCTGTCGCCCTGTAAAATTCCTTGCAGTAGTGCATTTTGCAATTTCTTCTTGTTCCAGTGCACATCCTTGCTTTTTAGTACCCTGCGCGGTGGAAGAATCTTCTGCTTTTTGACCGTCAGCCGTTTAACTGTGTGTTCATCAACTAGGTTAAAAGCAATATCTCCAATCTCTTTTATCTGTTTATCAGGTACAAGGGATTTAATCATATATGCCTCAAAGTTATGATTAATGGCAATCACAAGAGGGGTCTTCTCATTGATGTATGCCGCGGCAATCTGGTTTGACTCTGTCAGCCGCCGCGCCATGTCTTCACGGAGTGCTTCCCACCTCTGCCCTCTGCCATACTGATTTATTAACCATGCTTCAAACTCTTTTTTGGTATACTTTCCTGCCTGGTATGCCGCATATTCTTTGACGTATCGGCGGGAGAATTGTTTAAAATAGTTTCTCGCTTTGCCGTTAAGCTCTTTTTCAGCCTGTTTATATACGTCTGCTAACCGCTTTTCTAACTTTTGTAGCTCCTGCTCTGTCCACTTGTCGGATGGATACATGGTTATTCATCCCCTTCTGGATTATCTTCCAGCGTATTTGGTTCAATCGGCTCCGTGTAGCGGTTATATGATTCTTCATCCAGCTTTTCCAAAATGTCTGGTACTTCTTCCGGTGCAACAAACGGTAATTTTTTCAGAATGGTTTCTTCATCCAGATAATTCGCCGCTTCAAGAATCATATCTGTACGCTCTTTCTCGTTACTGATTCTGTTCCGCTTAAATTGCGGTTCGTCATCAATCCCCGCAAGCTCCAGAATTTTCTCAATCGCATCGCCTACAAAGTACTCAAAATCATCTGCATTGTCATCTAACGGCTGATATGCGGCGTCGATATGGTCGTTTGTTGCCCCGGCGGCTATGGCGTGTACATCCAATGCCCCGAAGTCCTCGTAAATTTCCGACCGCATTTGTGTGAGAAACTCTTTTCTGGCCGTATATGGCGGCTCTTGTGTGTATGCCTGTACCTGCCCCTCCTCAGCCTTTGCGATGTGCTGAAATTTTAGGCGGTCTCTAAACTCTGCCAGCTCGTCGTCTGTCATACCGTCAGCGTTGGAAATGAGCCAATACATCTGTGCACAGTCGTCTAAATCATTAGCAAAACCACTTTGCACCGCGTCGTAGGCATCAATTTTCGACTGCATACCCCTCAGGGTGCTTATATGCCTTTTGTTACCAAACATCGGCACAATAGGGAGACTGCTATAATTTTCTTCTCCGATAATTTCGGGTTCCAAATTGTTTGCAGTCTCAATTCTCTGTCTGTATGCCCGTTTGGGAGCGGTCTCTTTTAATTCTCCAAATTTACTCTCTGCACTGTAGGTTGTGTAGCCATCCACCTCGTACAGCACAACCTTAAACGGTTTCTGCTCGTCCAGTTGCCAGAATCTTATGCCCGCCATCAATGCCCCTGTGTCCTCGTCCCACATTGGGGCGAACTGCGTAAAAGGAAATTCGTGCACGTGGTCCACATTCCAGAACAAGAAGGACTGACCATGGATTAATGCATTGTAAGCCGCCTCTTTAATTCGTCTGTCGAATTGTTTGCCTAGTTTATCTTTAACGCTCATATCGTTAAAAAAGACACCGTTTCCCAGACTGTACGAACAACGCTGTGTATTTAATTTGTGAAAGAAATTAGAGCATATCTGCGCATTGGATGAGAAATTGTCCACTTTTTTCTGACCCAATAAAGTGTAGTAAACACGCTGAAACTGCAAGATAGTCTCGTTTTCCTGTGCATCGTACTTGTCCGCTTTTAACGCCTCTTTGTATGCTTCTGTACTCTCGTGGAATTTTATAAACTGATTTATAAATTGCCCTTTGTCTTTTGCGGCAATGAAATCTTGATATGATAAATACATTTGTCGTCACCCTAGAATTGATTTGTATTGTCTTGTTCGGCTGCGCTTGACGAGTTTTAATGTTTTTACAAGATACCTGATAGCATCCATTGCGTGGTCTGACTGTTTTATAACTGCGTCCCTGCCTTTGTCAGCCGCTGTTGGGTCCCATGCATAGATGCCAAATTCCTCAATCGTGTGTGTGCAAGACGAATCAAACGATAATTTGTCTTGTGTCAGCATTGTCTCAACGTCTGCTATCCCATCGTTAACAGTGTTATCCGCCTTTTTGACCTTGTGCCCTCTACTACGTAGTTCCACGATGAGAGCGGCGGCGGATGGGTCAACAATCACTAAATCATCTTTCTGCCCGTTTAGCGTATCCTCTAGCCCTTTTACTAGCTCACTAACCGGCTTCATTCGGTTGTTTTCTCTGCCCGAGTAATAATACTCTCGTAGACAGTGCCAGTTACCGGTATCTACTCTTTTTTGCCAGACCAGGAAGACGGTGGCGTTCTGCATACCAAAATCGGAGCTAACAATTATCTCCCCGCTAGTCTCCGCCTTACAAACGTGCCTTTCTTCCGAAAACATATCATACACAAGTCCCTCGGCTACCGCCCAGTTGCCTAGTATGTATCGTTGATACCTGTGTGTCCCGGAGTACTCTTTTATTAACTCATCCACTACCGCCGGAGGCAGGCAGCCATCGTGTATGTTGTACGCCTGCTGAAATATATCGGCATCAGAATCCAGAAAGCCTTTAAACCAGTGCTTCGGTCCCGCCGGATTGCACGTCCCATCGAAATGACTGTGTGACGTTCTAAGACGGGATTTCAACATCTCAAATACTTCTTGGTTCCACGTCGTTACTTCGTCGCCGTATGCATACTCAATCGTTGCTCCCTGTATCCTTGCAACGTGCTTCTTGTTGTCAGCGCCTAGTGCATATACCTTTTTGCCAAATAGCTGTACTGTGTTGTCGCTCCGTATCTCGCCAACTAGCTCCTCGCCCCAAATCTCTCGCATAGGGTCAAGTATGTTACGTTGTAGCGTGCCTCTGGTGTTTCCCAACATCACAGCCAAGCCTAATCCTTTTAGATGTGTCAGGCGTTGAGGGATTACGATTGCGTAGTCAACAAAGGATTTCCCGGAGCCTGTCGCCCCGGTCTTTACGTTCCAACGATGGTTACAACCTTGCAGATATTCTGCCTGCTTGCTAGTCAATGGCACTATTGACACCCCCAAGGATTTCAATAGCTTTCGCTAGTACCTTGTCACTTGCACTCTCTGACTGCGGCTTATCACGCCATTGTTCTGGTTTTCTGTTCTTTAGCCAGAATATCTGCGCTGTTGTGTCCGGTGGAATATGCTTCTTTGTTACTTTTCGCTCCGTCATTACTCCGCCTTCGTACTTTTCGCTTGTCTCCTCGTAGCTGTATCCTAACGCCCGTTGCAACAGGCTTTTTTCCACTTTCCTGTCCACAACATCTTTTCCCTTTTTTAAGGTATCGGCTAAAATTGGAAATTTTTTCTTCCATGTATACAAGGTATCTGGGTTGATGCCGATGTTTGCCGCAATCTCTTTGTCTGTGCATCCATCTCGTGCCCATCCCTCTATTTTTAGCAACCCTTCTTGGGTCATCCACTCTTGGTATTTACTTATCCCATTTTGGGGTCACCTCCTAAATACAACCATAACCCCGTAATGGATTGTTTACGGGGTTATATGGAAGAAAAGAAAATATGAAAAAAATCGTTTACACCAGTTGCATAGCGCAACTAGATACAAGTATAAGGAATTGCACCTTAACAGCCGCCGGGGTAAGACTAATAAGCGGCTGGTCTCTAAACACTTGTAGATCCGCAACCTGTATGGAACGTAAGGCACCGTGGGATAGGTGTCTTGCGTACTCTCTTTTACGCGGGTGAGAGTTTACACTTTTACCACAAAAAGATGAGGAGGTTATTTCTCACAAAAAGTTACCAATACTCGTCCGTACAAGTGTATTGTACGACATTTTTTAAGCCATGTTAGACAAACATAAAAAAGAGAGGGAGATAATTCTCCCTCTCTAATATCCCGCATATTTCCCAGCCAAATTGGCGAAAGCACTAAGCCATCTGCGTATAGTCATTTCTGCATATCCAAGCTTATCCGCCGCCCCTGCTATCGTGTATCTATCCTCAAAATATACCAGCTGTACGGCTTTCATTCTGTCCAATCCGTTGTACATCCCCTCTGTCTGCTTTATCGCCTTGTTAATAGCATACATCCATAGGGCTGACTGAGCTGTATTTTCTGCAATCAGTTTGTCTGGGTATTTTTTTACCTGCTTTACTGCGTGTCCATACCAGTCGTGTTTGGGATTGCTCAATTTTCTTACCTCCGCGTAATCATCGCTAATATCATCATTACTGCTGCATAAATCTTATCTTCTTTTTCTTCTGCTAGTATCCATTCCGACAAAGCAATCACTGCCCATATTGTGGCCATCACGTTACTTATCACGTTATTTACTGTACTCATATTAGCTCTCCTATCTTTTATTATCAAATACAAAATATTTATCTAAAAATCCAAATACTATATTTAAATTGTAAGACGAATATCCGATACTGTAATTAGCCTCGCCAGCTTTTCTGTATTTAATTTCGTAATATGGTTCTTCTCGGCTTCCATGAACTACAATTTCTGCTTCGACTACGTGTTCCTTGTACGCCACTTCTTCAAAAGGAATTATTGTAGCTGTTTTTGTTTTCTCCATTTCGTTTATTCCTTTCATATATGCTCATGCGCCGTTTTGCCTTTGCAATGTTCGTGATTTCGTGTATCCATCTCTTTCGCCTAATTTTTCTGCAATAGCTCTTATTACATTTACAGTTACGCCGTTTCCTGCTTGCTTATATAATTGACTATCAGAATTAACAAACTCTGCTTTTTTAAAATAGTCATCTGTCCAACCTTGTAGCCTAAAGCATTCTTTCGGTGTCAGCCTTCTAATAGCTATGTAGCATTGGTATTTTTCGTACCAGGTTGCATATACGGTCAGCTCTTCTGAAACTTGCACAAAAATCCCTTGATTGCAACTGGTATCTAATGTATTTGCAACATCACGTCCAACTCGCCCTCTTCTTGTTTTACTTCCTGGAACTGATAAATTCACGTTATCAATGCCTACTCTACACTCGGAATAGCCTTGCTTTGTTGCTTCGGCTACTTTTATGCAGACATTAGGTTCGTTTCCATGCGATTGACTTCTAAGTGTTGGCACTTCACCCTTAGGGGTAACACATTTCGCTTTTCTGCCCTGCGGATCAATAACTCCAATCGGTTCAATCGCCACTCCGTGTCTATCCTGTCCAGTAAGTGTAAACATCGGCTCACCATCTTCTTTGAATCTCCGTCCATTCTGACGCTTTTCTGCTCGGTCAGGTGTTAAAACTGGAATTGCAATACCGCTATTTTGCGCTTTATACGTTCCATATCCTTTTTGATATCTTGCTTGCAAGCATCTGGCAACGCTAGTTGTTTCTGTTCCACTGTTGCACAAATCTATAAAACACGGCAATGCTACATGATGCCCTCGCCCACCACCTTGACCAGTATCAAGAGCTTCTGTAATTCCATCAGGTGCAAATACCTGCGTATTTCTTCTGTAACCGTCCCTGTGACCTATTATTTGAATACTATCTTCTCTGTCTGCTCTTTCGACAGGAAATACTTTTGCGGTACTTCTTCCTCTAAGATGTCCGATAATGAAGCACCTTTCCCGGTTTTGTGGCACTCCGAAATCTTTGGAGTTGAGCACCTGCCATTCTGCATCATACCCCCCCCCGCTCCATTTCAATGAGCAGTCTGGCGAAATCCCATCCTCCATTAACACTAAGCAAATTCTTAACGTTCTCAACGAAAAGGTAAGTGGGTTTATTTTCTTCTTCGAGTTGTCCGATAAGATACATAACTCTGAAAAACAAGCTTGAACGGTTTCCTTGAAGCCCAAGTTGCTTTCCTGCAACTGAGATGTCTTGACATGGGAATCCAAAACACCAGCAATCTGCTCTTGGAATGTCTCCGGCATATACTCTTCTAATGTCATTTGCGTACCACTCTCCATTTCTGTATTCCTCCTTTAGTATTTCTTTTTGTCGCTGTTTCAACGGCAATTTACTCAAAAATTCTCTTTGTTCCTGAGTAAGCAGATGCATTGATGTGTAACTTGCGGTTGCAAATTTATCGAATTCGCAAAACCCGACACATTCATGCCCCGCTAATTCCATGCCTCTGCGGAACCCTCCGATTCCGGCAAAAAAATCAATAAACTTCATTTTCTCTCCTCTTAAATATGCTCATGTGGTTCGACCGGTTCCCAGTGTTTTTCAGCTTCCTGCTCAATCAATCGGTTATATCGCTCCACAAATTCGTCCTCGCTTATTTCACCCTGCATGAATTTTTCTGATATGATCATGTAGGTGTCTGGTTTTGTTGCGCCATCATCTTTGCAAGATACCATTTCTTCATCTCTTTCTCTTTTTCTATCTGCATTTCGGTAAGTTCTATTTCATTATCCACCGCCTTGACTGCATTTACAACATACCTCTGTTCTTCCTCCTTTTCGTGCCAGTCAAGTACGAAATGTTTTAATGTTTCAAATTGTAAATTAATTGTTGTCCGGTATTTTCGCAAAAACTCAGGAAACTTATTGCAGATAGCAATGTGCAAGTAATCCGCGCAAATTCCTTCGTTTGGTTCAAACACTGCGTATCTTGTATCCAGTGTATTGTCATTTTTTAATTGGCCTACATACTCATCCGCAGCACTTAATTTTACATAGCAACTCCCTGCCGTATATATTTTTCCAGCCACCGCACGTTCTACTTTGCATATCTCAAAAATATTGACTTTTTTACATTGCATTTTCATAATCCTCTAATGTCATTTGCCTGAAAGTATTTCTTGTATTCTGCGGCTTCAGCAATTTTCTATGTTCTTTCATAACGTTCATATCCCCCTTGCTACCTACCAGTTCCCCCAGCATTTCGTACAGTTCTTTTCTAGTTTTCCTCTCTTCATTTTCAATTTTTTGCAGTTCTTTAAGAATCGCTTCCGCGTCTGGTAGAGGCTCTGGTTCAAACATATCTACATATCTTGGGATATTTAGATTGTAATCATTATATTTTATTTCCTGATAAGATGCTACGTAAGCATATTTTTCTGCATCTTTACGTGTAAAAAAAGCATCGGCGACATCTCTTATCTGCTCCTGCGACATGTCGTTTTGTGCTGATTTCTTTTCAAATCGTCTTGATGCGTCAATGAAAAGAATATCTGGGGAATTTTTTTCTAAAATTAGTAAAAATACTGGGATTGCTGTATTTAAAAATAACTTATCCGGTAATCCAATTACAGCACTAATCCAGTGCTCTTTAACAAGCCATTCTCTAATTTTTCCTTCTGCCGCTCCTCGAAAAAGGACACCATGCGGAAGTATCGCAATCAGTCGTCCATCATCTTTTAAATGTTGTACACCGCGCAGTATAAATCCGTAATCGGCTTTGCTTTTCGGAATTTTATGTCCCATGATTGGCATCTCGTCCGCTTCTGGGAATTTCATAGAGTATGGTGGATTCATAATTACATTATCAAAGCATCCCATTTCTTCCGGTTCTACTTGTTTTGGGATACTTATATCATTATTTTTTTCTAAATGATATGTTTGCATTATATTTCCCCGTAAACAATCCGCCCGGCTAATACTTCCTTCCAATCCATCAATGCAGGCATCTAGTAAGGCAAATGGAATCGTACGCTCACTAAATTCCTGTTCGCATATTTTTATGCCATGCTCTTTTGCTGCTGCCTTGCTTAATATTCCCGTTCCAGAGCACATATCCAGTACACTGCCTGGCTTCATCATTTTTGCGACCATGGTGCAGATGCAATCCGGTGTGAAATCCTGTTTTAAAGTTTTTCTATCTCCCTGCTCTTGCTGAAATATATCCCGGATATCATCGTGCGTGCTTTTCTTCACTAGCCTTATGATACTTTCTGCATTATCAGACAGTAACGCATCCATAATTACATCTGGAAGCTTATATGATTCGGATACATGAAATATATCAAGTAAAGTTCTCTTCGAGTCCATAAAACCACTCCTTTCTTACACGTTCCAATTTATCTATTCCCCCTTATTCTTCCGCACGATTTCGTCCACTCCCTCGCAAATCTCTTTTCTGTCAGGTCGCTTGGGAAAAGCTTTGTTTTTTTGTTTTTGTTTCCTCTGTTTCTCAACTCCCTTTCTACGGCTTCAATTTTCCCCCTCGATTTGGGTGTTTTGCGTAGTTCGGTCATTGCTTCCCTTAACTCTTGTTCTGTGCATTCCACCAGAAATGCGGCTTGGTCAAGGCTTGGTATTTCATATAGTTTTTTAACTACTTCATTTTGTATTTTATTAAATTCTTCATCTTTCAGACCGTATGGCATTTTTTATTTCTCCTCCTTATCCTTCATCATTAACTCAACCCATTTTCTCGCTATTTCTTCTTGTGTGTCTTTAACATCGTCCCACGCGTCTGTGTTGCAGGCTAGTATTTCACAAATCAATATAACTTCTGCCATATTTCTACGTAAAGCACCCTCTGCTCTTAGCACTTCCGCTGGGGTTGGATTAAATCCCATAATTTCTGCACGCATCGTAGCAGCTTTGGATAATTCATCCGCCTTTTCCGTTAATTTGCTAAACAATACGCCTATTTCTAAATGTTCTAACAAATAGTCTTCCACTTCACTGTTTTGCATTTCTTCTACTTTCATTTTCTTTCCTTTCCCCTCCGGAATAAATCCGGAGGAATCAATGGCATATAGCTCCGTGTTGTATCATGGAACCGTTAACGTGTTGCTGTAATGTGTATCTATCCTTAACCCCGGAGGGTGTCCAGCTTTAATATCTTACCCAGTCAAACGGCAATTTATTTACTAGCAGGCAAGCCGCGCCCTCCTTTCCTACCGCAAAAAGGCAATTTCGGCAATATTTATGCTCGTTGCAGTACTTCTTGAGTATTTTCGCCGCTTTTCTTGCTTCTGAGTCTCCTGTTTTTTTCATTACGCCACCTCCCTGATCGTGATGCCATACCGTTCAAGCATCAGCTTTCTCTTGATGATGTATTCCGGATTTTTTCTTGTGCGCGGGGATTTTACGTCCTCAACAACAATCTTTCCCTCTTTGTCTGTGTAGCGGAAATCTGCTGTATATGATACGGGGCGTTCTGTAGTGCCATCCTCTCGTTTCTGGCTGCCTATAAGGATGTATCTAGCCTGTCGCTCTAATCCTGTAATTTTCCCCGCTTGTTGCATCGCCGCCAGCTCTAAATAGCGATGCATTTCTCTTTTGCTATCAAACTTCCCATCTTTCGTAAAAATCTTTTTATTTCTAAATTTGTTCACAGGTAATTCCTCCCAAATGTTTTGATAAATTCTTCCCTCGTTCCGTTGTTCTCTTCCCAGTACTTCTGCGCCAGCTCTTTGAGATACCTGTCTAGTGGTCCGTTGGGGTTGCGATGTACTGCCTCGCCGCCGTTGGTATGATGATTCAAGCACAAATAAACTGTAAAACCATACTTTTCGGCTTGTTTTCTGTTGCTACTGCCATATAAGACATGATGTCTATGCAGATTTCTGGTCGTTTTGCAGAAGAAGCACTCTTTTTTTGTTTGTAGTACGCTATTCATCGTCAGAATCCTCGCTTGCGAAATGATATTCCATTAAATCAGCAATCATTAGGTATTCTTTTGCTATTTTCCCGCTTCGTGTTTCTTTTACCTGTTTTCTAAATTCTTCTAAATCTCCATGGAAGCACCCGCAATTAACCATTATTTTTTTATTTTTGCCCCTGTAAAAAGTTGTGCAGCGGAATTCTGTTCCGAAGCCTTGTGCTAATGCGTAATCTGTATTACCGGAAACCTCTGCATTGTCGGTAACCCATGCGTTGCCGGAAACCGTTGCGTTGCCGGAAACCGTTGCGTTGCCGGAAACCTCTGTGTTGTCGGTAACCCATGCGTTGCCGGAAACCGTTGCGTTGCCGGAAACCGTTGCGTTGCC